ATTCTTATGGATTACCTGTATTCAATACACCAGCAAAACCAGTTAAAGACCCACATGGCGTTAAAATTACCCAAGGCGTAATAGAATACTGGGACAATGAAGTAGAAGGATTAAAAGGTGATCAAGATGGTTTAAATGAATTTTATAGACAATTTCCAAGAACTACTAAGCATGCTTTTAGAGACGAATCAAAACAATCTTTATTTAATCTAACTAAAATTTATGAACAAATAGATTTTAATGAAGATTTAAAAAACAGTATAAATGTAACTCAAGGTAATTTTCAATGGGAAAATGGTGAACAAGATACAAGAGTTATTTTTATTCCAAATAATAACGGAAGATTTTATGTTACATGGATACCAGATATATCTTTACAAAATAGAAGATACAATAAAAATGGTATAAATTATCCAGGTAATGAACATATGGGAGCATTTGGATGTGATCCATATGATATATCAGGAACTGTAGACAAAAGAGGTTCTAATGGATCTTTACATGGTTTAACTAAGTTTAGTATGGAAAACCATCCGCCTAATCATTTTTTCTTAGAATATATAGCTAGACCTCAAACTGCTGAAATATTTTTTGAAGATGTATTAATGGCTTGTGTTTTTTATGGTATGCCAATACTTGCAGAAAATAATAAACCTAGATTACTTTATTATTTTAAACGTAGAGGTTATAGAGGTTATGCAATGAACAGACCTGATAAAAGAAGAAATAAATTATCAGTTACAGAAAGAGAAATAGGTGGTATACCTAATTCTAGTGAAGATATAAAACAAGCTCATGCAGCTGCTATTGAAACATATATTGAACATTTCGTAGGATTAAAAGAAACTGGATATGGCGATATGTATTTTCAAAGAACATTAGAAGACTGGGCTAAATTTAATATAAACAACAGAACAACACATGATGCTTCTATTAGCTCTGGTTTAGCATTGATGGCTTGCAATAAGCATAGATATACTCCAGCAGTTAAAAGAAAATTAGAACCAGTAGATTTAGGTATAAAAAAATATAACAATAAAGGTTCTACATCAAAAATTATAGATTAAATGAATATATACACTAATACTAATAGTCCTTTTCCAAGTCAAGTCGTAAGTGACGCAGAAAAAGCTAGTTTAAAATATGGCCAGCAAGTTGCACAAGCTATAGAACAAGAGTGGTTTTCACAAGGAAGAACTAGCGGTAATAGATATTTAACTAATTGGAATAATTTCCATATGTTAAGATCTTATGCAAGAGGCGAACAATCTATACAAAAATATAAAGATGAATTAGCTATTAATGGTGATTTATCTTATTTAAATTTAGACTGGAAACCAGTTCCAATATTATCTAAATTTGTAGATATAGTAGTAAATGGTATATCATCAAAATCTTACGACATTAAAGCTTATGCTCAAGACCCTGAGTCTATAAAGAAAAGAACAAGCTATGCTTCTAAAATTTATGAAGACATGCTGTCTGATGAGTATTTAGCAAATTTAAAAAATGTATTAGGATTAGATTTATATCAATCACCAGATCCTGGTATTATTCCAGAAACAACTGAAGAGCTAGAATTACACATGCAGTTATCTTACAAGCAAAGTGTAGAAATAGCTGAAGAAGAAGCAATATCTAGTGTATTAGCTCAAAATAAATATGATTTAATAAGACGTAGATTAAACATGGATTTAACAGTTTGTGGTATTGCAGCTGCTAAAACTAGTTTTAATACAGCGGAAGGTATTACAGTAGATTATGTTGATCCAGCATACATGGTATATTCATATACAGAAGATCCTAATTTTCAAGATATATATTATGTTGGTGAATTAAAATCTATTACTATACCAGAACTTAAAAAAGAGTTTCCTCATATTAGCGAAGAAGAATTAAAAAGAATACAAGAAATGCCTGGTAATAGATCTTATATTACAGGTTGGGGTGATTATGATGCAAATACTGTACAGGTTTTATATTTTGATTATAAAACTTATCACAACCAAGTGTTTAAAATAAAACAAACTGATCAAGGATTAGTTAAAGCTATTGAAAAACCAGATACATTTAATCCACCTGAAAGTGATATGTTTGAAAGAGTTGGTAGATCAATAGAAGTTTTATACAGTGGTGCTAAAGTTTTAGGTACAGATACAATGCTAAAATGGGAGTTGGCAGAAAACATGTCAAGACCTTATGCTGATACTACTAAAGTAAAAATGAATTACGCTATATGTGCACCAAGAATTTATAAAGGTAGAATAGAATCTTTAGTAAGTAAATGTACAGGTTTTGCTGATATGATACAGCTAACACATTTAAAATTACAACAGGTTATATCACGCACGGTACCAGGGTGATATGAATCCAGGTAAAGTGCCTATACAAGAATTAAGCGCTTCAACTGGTCAAGGTAAAATTAACAGTTTAATAAGCACGTATCAATATTATTTACAAATGATTAGAGACGTGACAGGACTAAATGAAGCTAGAGATGGTAGTTTACCAGATCGTAATACGCTGGTAGGATTACAGAAGTTAGCCGCTAATGCATCTAATGTTGCTACAAGACATATTGTACAGTCTAGCTTATATTTAACTCTTAAACTAGCAGAAAATATTAGCTTAAAAGTAGCTGATGCTTTAGAGTTTCCATTAACAAAAGCATCGTTACAAAATTCTATATCAACTTATAATATTAAAACATTGTCTGAAGTTGTTAATTTAAATTTACATGACTTTGGTATTTTCTTAGAATTAGAACCAGATGAAGAAGAAAAACAACAGTTAGAGGCAAATATTCAAGTTGCTTTACAAGCTGGTAACATAGATGTAGAAGATGCTATTGATTTAAGAGGTATTAAAAATTTAAAATTAGCTAATCAAATGCTTAAAGTTAAACGTAAGCAAAAAGCTAAACAAGATCAAGCTAATCAACAAGCTAATATAGCTGCACAAAGCGAGGCGCAAGCTGCTGCTGCAGAAAAAACAGCTATGGCTGAAGTACAAAAACAACAAGCAATATCAGGTGCTAATGTTGAATATGAAAAAGCAAAAAGCGAATTTGAAAAAGATCGTATGCAACTACAAGCTCAGTTAGATCAACAAAAAATGATGATGCAACATAAAAATGACATGGAGTTGAAAAAAGTAGAAGTAGAAGGTATGAGTGCTAAAGAAAAACTTATTGAAGATCGTAAGGATAAAAGAAGTAAAATGGAAGCAACTCAGCAAAGTGAAATGATTTCTCAAAGACAAAATGATTCATTACCAATAAATTTTGAAAATGAAAATGTAGAGATGGATACAACTGATATGTTACCATCACTTTAATTATTAATTATTTAATTATATTATATTATGTCAGATAAACAAGCGGCCGTTGAGGTCAAGCAAGAAGGTGAATTCAAATTGAAGAAACCTAAAGTAAAACAATTATCTAAACAAGATAAAGAAGATAATGTTACAAAAGTTAGTTTAAAAGAACCTTTGGTAGAAGTAGAAAACAATGTAACAAAGGTTGAAATTAAAAAAGAAGACGATGCCATTCAAATCGGAGAAACAGAGGAGGTATCTGTGGAAGTTCCATCCGGAGATAGCACAGAGATGGGAGAACCTGTACAAGAGTCCAACGAGACTACTGAAGGGTTTTCTCCGATCAAAGAAGTTACAGAAGAAGAAGTAAAACAAGTTGAAGCAGAAGTAAAAGAAGCTAAACGAGATAAACAAGTATTAGGTAGACAATTACCTGAAAATGTAGAAAAACTTGTTAGCTTTATGGAAGAAACTGGTGGAACAGTTGAAGACTATGTAAGACTTAATGCTGATTATAGCAATGTCGATGAAACAACTTTATTAAAAGAATATTATAAAAAACATAAACCTCATTTAGATTCAGAAGATATAAATCTTATTTTAGAAGATTATCAATGGGATGAAGATATACATGAGGAAAAAGAAATACGAAAGAAAAAACTAGCATTTAAAGAAGAAGTTGCTAAAGCTAAAAACTATTTAGAAGAAGTTAAAGCAAAATACTATGACGAAATTAAGTTGCGTCCAGGTGTTACGCAAGAGCAACAAAAAGCTATGGATTTTTTTAATCGTTACAATAAACAGCAAGAACAGGCTGAACAACTACACGAGACATTTAAACAGCGTACTCAACAACTATTCAATGAAGATTTCAAAGGTTTTGATTTTGAAGTTGCTGGTAAGAGATACAAGTATAATATACAGAATCGTGAAAAAGTTGCAGAAAACCAATCAAACATTACCAATTTGGTAGGGAAGTTCCTAGATTCAGATGGCAATGTAGTAGACCCGACTGGTTATCATAAAGCAATGTATGCTGCTGAAAACGTAGATAAAATCGCTACGCACTTTTACGAGCAAGGCAAAGCCGATGCAGTTAAAGAAGTTGTAAATAAATCTAAAAATCTTTCTGATGTTAAAGCAAGAGAAGGAAATAAAGATATATTTGTAGGCGGATTTAAAGTAAAAGCGATTAGTGGTGCTGACTCTACAAAACTTAAAATTCAAAAACGAAAGTTTAACTAATTTAAAATTAAACAATTATGGGTACTTTACAACCACAATTCGGGAGTTTAATACCATCACAATCACAAGAGTTATTAAACAGTAACTATTTACAGTTTACTAACAATGGTGGTGGTGCAGGTATTCCTGATAACTTTGCTGACTTTGCTCAGCAGTATTTACCAGAGGTCTACGAACAAGAAGTAGAGCGTTATGGAAACAGAACGTTATCTGGTTTTTTAAGAATGGTCGGTGCAGAAATGCCAATGACCTCAGATCAAGTAATCTGGTCTGAACAAAATAGATTACACATTGCATATGACAACGTAGTTATTGCTGCTCCAGGTGCTGCTCCAGGTGTTAATCCAACAAGATTAACAATGCCTGCAGGTACTGAAAACGTAATGAGCGTTAATGATACAGTTGTTGTATTAGATCCAGCTAATGGATTAGAAGCTAAAGGTATTGTTTTAGAGTCTAACGCTGCTGGTGCAGGTAATGACATTGTTATTCAGTGTTTTGATCCTGTAACTACTTTAGCTGCTCAAGGTTTTGCAGCTGCTGGATTAAAAGTGTTTGTTTATGGTTCTGCTTATACAAAAGGAACTACTACTACTGCTAATGGTGTTGGTAACTCAGCTGCTAGAGTTAGTGTAGAGCCTTCTTTTACTCAGTTTAACAACACGCCAATTATTATTAGAGATCAGTACGTTGTATCTGGTTCTGATATGGCGCAAATCGGTTGGGTTGAAATCGCGACTGAAGATGGAGCTTCTGGATACTTATGGTATTTAAAAGCTGAGTCTGAAACAAGATTAAGATTCGAGGATTATTTAGAAATGTCTGTAGTAGAAGGTAGAAGAAATGCAAACGCTGCGGGTGGTACTGCTCCGTATCAAACGAATCAGTTACCAAGTACGCAAGGTTTATTTGATGCTATCGAAGAAAGAGGAAATGTTGAAGTAGGATTTGCTGCTGCATCTGGAATTTCTGACTTTGATGCTATTCTACAAAACCTAGACACACAAGGTGCTATTGAAGAAAACATGCTTTTCTTACAAAGAGGTACTGCGTTAGATTTTGATGACATGCTTGCAGCTATTTCTGCTGGTGGTCAAGGTGGTGTTGCTTATGGATTATTTGAAAATTCAGAAGAAATGGCACTTAACTTAGGATTCTCTGGATTTAGAAGAGGTTCTTATGACTTTTACAAAACTGATTGGAAATACTTAAACGACGCTTCTACAAGAGGTGGTATCGTAGGTATCAATTCAATTGAAGGTGTATTAGTACCAGCTGGAACTTCTACAGTTTATGATCAAATCTTAGGAACTAATATCAGAAGACCTTTCTTACACGTTAGATATAGAGCTTCTCAAGCTGACGATAGAAGAATGAAGTCTTGGATTACTGGT